TTTTTTTTTAATATTTTTTTTTAAATTTTTTTTTTTTTTTTTTTTTTTTTTTTTTTAATAGAAAGAGAGGGCTTTCGCCCTCTCTCTTTATCTCGGACAATAACCGACCCACATGCCCCATCCGGTAATCGTAAATCTTTTATTGCTCATTCTCTTGATGTTTGCGTGAAGTGTCTCACTTGCTTCATCAAACATTTCAAAAGGCTTATACCCGAGCGGTTCGTCTGTTTCAAAAGTTCTTGACATAATGTATTCGGTATCCTTATAGCGGAATGCAATCGTAACAGTTCTCATTTTTTATCTCTCTTTCTACGGTTTTTATTGAGGTTGTCCGTTCCTCTGTTCTGTATATATTATACCACACTTTTGCGTATTTGTCAATACCTTTTTGAAAATTTATTTATGAATTTTTTGTTAAGAAAAAAAGCTGTTTATAAAACAGCTTTTAATCTATAACAACAAATTCCATCTTCATTTTTTCTTTCAACTGCGTTATGCTTTTCCAAATGCCACAGGAAATCATTAACAATACCAACATCACTAAAGAATGTTGTACATCTTGCGATAAGATACATTTTTGACTTCCATTCATAAGACAATTCTTCTGCTACCTTTGCCATAATTTCACTCATGCGATTTTCCATTTTGTTTACCTCTTTCTACCGTTCTTTTGGGCTTCCGGTTTTCCTCTTGTCTATATATATTATACCATACTTTTACGCATTTGTCAATAGGTTTTTGAAAATTTCTTAAAAAAATTTTGAGAGGGTTTTCGGGAACCCTCTCGCTTTAATTAACTAAAATGTTGCTTCGTTCTGTAAAATGTGCCTGCGCTTTTGTATATTCTTTTTGATTACGTTTGATAACCATTGCGGCGTATTGTTGTAAGTCACATAATTAGCCTGCTTATATTCTGCTATGTACATTGTGATTATCATGCCTTCTTCGTCCTTGACTATCAGAACGCCTGTGTCTGTCAAGCAAGATACTGTCGGTGTGGTGGATGAATGGCGTTTAAATACGATGTTGCCATATCCAATAGTAGTGGCGATGTAAGCCACGCGGTCAAGGCGGTCTGCGCGCAGATGGTGGGAGATGTTTACTCTTTCAGTCATTTTATTTACCTCTTTCTTTTGGAAGGTGTGTTGTTTTCTTTCTGTATATATTATACCACATTTTTGTGTATTTGTCAATAGTTTTTTGAAAATTTATTTATGAACTTTTTGTAAACAAAAGGTACTGCTTTTCAGCAGTACCCGCGTCTCATGATTTTCCTTTTTTCTGTTCCGATTATGCGGCAAGCTAACCGCACTGCGTGCCTGCGCTGGATTCTGATGCTTGCGCTTACCTCTTTGTCGTGCATCCAGTTGTCAAGGGCATCGCGCAATTCCATACGCTTATCTACCAATCTTCCCCAAATTTCATCATATCTTTCGTCGTAGGGGATGCGGTCAAGCGCATTGTTAATAAGGGTGATTCGGGTGATAGTGTTGATGATTTTCATTGTTTTATCTCTCTTTCTTTTGGAGGGTGGCTCATTGACTCTCTCCCTCTCTCTGTATATATTATACCACATTTTAATAGATTTGTCAAGGGGTTTTTTAAACTTTTTTCAAGAAATTTTCTTGGGGAAAAGCACCTGCGCATTTGGGAGTTTACTAACCCTTTCCCCCTTGACATATATATTATACCATACTTTGATTGAAAAGTCAATAGGTTTTTGAAAATTTATTTGTAAACAAAATATGAACTAATTTCGGGATACTGCTACCGAACAAATGTTTGTGCCTTACTTTAACAATTTATCACTTTACCATACTAAAGCGCGAATTCGGGCCCCCACTACACCTGTCGTATGGAACGGATTGTTAAAACTTTAACAAGCGCATCCAGTAGACAAAAGAAAGATGGAGATTACTCTCCATCTGTCAGATTCATTGCTATTACGAACATGTTCCAGTCTGCGTGCTGTGGTTCGCTCGTGTTGTTGTCTGCGATAATGTCAAGGTAGCTTACACCTGCCCAAATAGCAAGGGCGATTAAAATGGCGTTGATGGCTTTAAGAATTTTCATTGTCTTTGTATCCTTTCTTTGAGAGGGTTTGTTTTTTCTTTTCCCTTTCTCTATATATATTATATCATATTTTAATAGATTTGTCAATAGTTTTTCTTCAATTTAATTGTAAACGATTTATTAACATCGTTAAAACTTTAACAAGCGCAGGCATTAGATAAGCAAGCATTTGTGATGCTTGCTTAATCTATTCACGCGAGACAAGCGTACAGAGTGAACTTCCTTTCTTCTACTTTGATGATGCCTTCATCAGCCATCTCGCGCAGTACGTCAATCACGCGCAGACCATCGCCATTATAGCCCTTGATACCTGCTCTTGCCATAATGGTGTAGTAGGGAAGCCATTCAGCCATTACCGCATTTCTATTCTGAATCTTGTTTCTAATGTTCATCTTGCTTACGTTGATACCCATTTGTGTTACCTCTTTCTTTTGGTTGTTTTTGTTTTGTGCGCTCTCTGTCGCGCTCTTGTTTCTTTCTGTATATATTATACCACATTTTTGTGCATTTGTCAATAGGTTTTCGCAATATTTTTTTATTAACTTTTTATGAACATCGTTAAAACTTTAACAAACTCATACCACTGGACTACCAACAGCAGACAAAGAAAAGATGTGAGGTTTTACCCTCACATCCATCCAAGCTCTGCGCTTACTTCATTGAACTGCTCTTCATTGACATCGTACTCTACGTACTTTCTGCCATTCTCTTCGTAGAAGAAGAAGTTGCGCATCTCTACTCTGCCGCTTTCATAAATTTCATTAAACCACGCTTCACTCGTTGCTACTGTAATCATCATTTTTTTAATCTCTCTTTCTGCCTTTCTTTTGGGCTTCAGGCTTTCCTCTGTTCTGTATATATTATACCACACTTTCATGGATTTGTCAAGGGGTTTCGCAAAATTTTTTTATATTTTTTTTGTAAACAGATTATGAACATTGTTAAAAACTTAACTTACAAAGTTGGGAGAACTTTGCACTTTAGTATGGTAAAGCGTTAATACATCGTTAAATCTTTAACAATCTCGCTGCCACCAAGCTCTACAAATGTATGTTAATTTTTTAACAATCTCGCTGCCGCAGCTCTACAAATGTATGTCAATCCAATTGCAGAGATTCGCTGAACTATGCAAATACTTTAACGCTTTAGCACTTTACCATACTAAAGTATTCGCTACATTAGAGCGAGAGGGTTTGTACATAGTTTGTTAATAGTTTATTCACAATTAAATGTTAACAAATTATTTACAATTTGTTCATAATTTGTTCACAATTATAGGAAATAAATTGTTAACAGTTTGTTCACAATTTGTTCATAAAAAATTTACAAATTGTTTACAATTGCGAAAAACGGCTCGCTTCAGCCGCCAGCGAGCCGAGGAATGACAGGGTGCGATTATAGGGTTGCGCGTAGTCCTGGAAAAATCCGACAATAGGTTTTGTATAGTAGAGGGGGGTGGTTTTCGTGAAAAATTTTTTTTGAATTTGATAAAATGATTTGGTCTGGACAAAAATCCCCTAAAGTCATTTTTTAATTTCAAATTACGAGAAACCCTAAAGTCATTTTGTAATTTCAAATCACGAAAAATCAATCCTTCTTCTTCCTATTACGTTTAGGTTTTTCTCCCCAAATAGCCTCATAAATTAAACTTGTACCTTTATTAGTAGCTTTCTGTCTTCTACTTTTTGCCATACTTCCCAAAATTCCACTCGGTTTTTTCATTTTAATTCCTCCATCCACAACATCCTTCCGTACCGCAAGCGTCGCATTGCGCTTCTACTTCACTTTTACAAGGTCTCCAATCTTCCACAGATTTCTTTGCGCTTTCTTCTTTCATATATTTATCCCTATACTCAACAAATTCATCCCAGCCGCATTCATTAAAAATTTTAGTTGCTATAAATAATTCCCGCATACTATTATAAAAATGATATTCCTCCGGAGGAGGTTTAATTTCATTAGTCCTTACAAGTTTCCATCCTTTTACTTTCTTTCCAAATAATTCAGTTTCTGTTTCAACACCTTTAAACTCTTTATAACTATAAGGATTTTTAATTCCATTAGCTTGCGCGTACTCATTAAATTCCATTTCATAAATAAGTATTGCCGCACTCACACCACTTATAACAATAGGTTCGTTAAAATCTGTCATCATCATCCCATCCTTCCGGCATAAAAATATCTAAAATCTATACTAACAAATTATTAAAAACTAAAATGGGGCCGCCCAGTATAAAGACCGCATAAATAGCCCATTTAGCTCCTTCATTTTCAATCTTCATAATTTCATCTAAATAATTACTAAACATTAAAAATGAGCAAATCATCCATCCAATAATAATAATTAAAGCTCCCACACGAATGTACCATCCTTTAATTTATAAACATTAGCATGTAAGTTAATAGCTTCTCCACCTTCAAAATCATATTCTTTTAAATTCTTTTCTTCCAAAACTTCTTTTAATACTAAACTATCTTTTGGTAAACATAATGTAACTCCAATAACATTATGGTCATCATACATAGAAGTATCAACTATATTATATTGCGCTTTTTCATTAATAACATTTACTGAAGTTACTAAAGTAACATCATTATATTCTTCAACAATTAATTTTTTCATTCTATCTCTTAATGAGCGTGAGCTATCTTTTCTTTCAATAACAGCAATAATAATTGTTACAATTATCATACCCGCAGTTACAATTCCCAATAATAATAAAGCATCTAAAAACATTTGCGCACCTCAATTTTTTTTATTTTCTATATATATTATATAAAAAATTTTTAAAAAAGTCAATAAATGCCTTAATGAAATTTGACAAAAGAAAAATTTTATGGTACAATATAAGTATAAAATAACTGGAGGTAAAAAATGGTTAAATTAGATTATTCTTTACAAACTCCAGAAGAAAGAGTTAAATTAGTAGAATAGATTTTAGCCGAGGACCCAAACCCCAGTGAAAAATATTCAGAAGTATTGGCTGACTATTTAATTCTTTGTATGGAGAAACAAGAAAGAAAAGAAAAGAAAATTCTTACTGAAAACCGAATGGCGACAGTAAATAAAAGAGAAACTTCTTATGAAGGTCTTGTTTCCCAATTAGAAAATGGCGAAGATGGTATATATAATTTAATGTCAGATAATAAATAGTAGATTTTTCAACCAAAAGTAACAATAACAAAAAAAGATTTAGAAGAGATTCCTGATTTGCGCCAATTGCGCGACGCCATAGAAATCTGGGAGGCAAAACTAAAAACCGCCGAAGGAAAAGATGCTTTTACTATTAAAAAAGCTTTAATTGAATTGCGGAAAGACCAATATATTATTAAAAATGCGTTCAGATGCCCTGTTGAATTAAATAAGATTACTCGCTCAAAATCTTATATTAAATTAGATGATACAACTTGCGAATTTGATGATGATGGATATCCTATTCCTTCTGGAATTTCATTAATGAATCCTGAAGTTGTTTCAGCAATTTTATGTAATTATTCAAAATTAAAGCAAGATAGTTGGGATTATTTTGAAGGAGATACTTGGTATCTTATGAATGATTTTGACCATTTGAGTAATGTGGCTTTAAAAGAATATCCATTATATGAACGATTAGTTGATTTAAAAATTGATGGACTTTAGAATGCGGATATCCAAATAAAATTAGAAGAAGAATTTGGAATTAAACATAGTCTAGAATATATATCTAGTTTATGGCGTAATAAAATTCCTAAATTAATTGCGTCAACTGCGGAAGATGAATTTTTAGATTGGTATTATTTAGAAGTTGAAAAAGGAAAATATAAAAAATGTAGTAGATGCGGACAGATTAAATTAGCTCATAATAAATATTTTAGCAAGAATAAAACAAGCCGAGATGGCTTTTACAGTATTTGTAAATGCTGCCGGAATGCTAAAACAAAGAAAGGAGAATAATTTATGCCTGACCATTATTATTGTGAAAAATGTAATAGAACATTAGCAGCTGAAGAATTTTATACTTCAAATAATTTAGAAAAATATCCTAATGATGGTAAGTTAAATCAATGTAAAAAATGTATTACAATGCATGTAGATAATTGGAATCCAGACACTTATCTATGGATTTTACAAGAAGTTGATGTCCCATATGTTCCAGAAGAATGGGATAAACTTATGACATCATATATTAAAGACAATAAAAAAATTACAGGTATGACTATTTTAGGTAGATATCTATCTAAAATGAAATTAAAACAATTTAGAGAATATCGTTGGAAAGACAACGAATTTATACAAAATTTAAAAAATAAAAAAATTGAAGAAACAATGAAACGTTAGGGATATAGTGCGGTTGAAATAGCAGAAGCTATTAATAAATCAACCTTTACTATGCCTGTGGAAGAATTGCGCGAACCAGAACCTAAAGCAATTGGCTCTCAAGTGGAAGAAGAACCTGAAGATTATTTTGCTAAATAGTCTGGTGCTGATGACTCTTTCTTTGATGATGATTTAACAGAAGAAGATAGAACATATTTAAGATTAAAATGGGGAAAAGCATATAAACCAGAAGAATGGATTAAACTAGAACAACTTTATAATGAAATGATGGAATCTTATGATATCCAAACCGCAGGTCATATTGATACTTTAAAATTAATTTGTAAAACCTCATTAAAAGCAAATCAATTAATTGATATTGGTGATGTAGAAGGATTCCAAAAAATGAGTAAAGTTTATGATAACTTAATGAAGAGTGGTAGATTTACTGCGGCCTAGAATAAAGCAGAATCTGGTGAGTTTGTTGACTCTATTGCTGAACTAGTTGAAATATGTGAAAAAGAAGGTTTTATTCCTAGATTTTATACAGATACACCAATGGATAAAGTTGATGAAACTTTAGCTGATTTAAAAGGATATACACGCACATTAGTCACTGAAGAAATGAATTTAGGTAATTTAATTGAAAGTGCTGTTAAAGAAATGGCTAAGCAAGAAGCAAAAGAAGAAGATGAAGATGTTGAAGATGAACTTGATTTAGATGAAATTGAATAGTTAAAAGATGAAGATTTTGAAGATTATAATCAATTTTTAGATGAAGATATAGAAGCTGACGCGGATTTCTTAAAGCAATTAACTAATGAGGGTAATTAATTATGGCTTTATAGGATTTATTAAATTTATCTGAACAAAGAAAAAAAATTGGTTTATCTGAAGAAAGAGTAAATGCTATTATTCCAATAGTGCGTCAATACATTGCCTTTTGGAGAGAATATCCTGATATGTTTGTGGATTTTCTAGTTAGAGGTAATAGAACTGAAATAAAAGATGGCGAATTTAAATTTTATTTTTATTAGCGAGTATTTTTGCGTGCGGCAATGCGACATCAGTATCTGTACGCAGTATTTCCTCGCGCCTATTCAAAATCATTCTTATCAGTAATGGTGTTAATGTGTAAATGTATTTTGTATCCTCGTTGCAAATTGTTTGTTACTTCTGGAGGTAAGGAACAAGCTGCTGGTATCATTAAAGAAAAAGTTCAAGAAATTTGTACTCTTATTCCTGCGTTTAAAAATGAAATAGACTGGACAAGAGGTAAAACTCTTGAAGGAAAAGATTATTGTAAATATGTTTTTACAAATGGTTCATATTTTGATAATATCGCAGCGAGAGAAAGCTCTCGTGGTAAACGTCGTCATGGTGGTTTAATTGAGGAATGTGTTGGTGTTGATGGTACTATTCTTTCTGAAGTAATTATTCCTACAATGAACGTTTCTCGTATGTGTATGGATGGTTCAACGCATCCAGAAGAATAGTTAAATAAGTCATAGATTTATGTAACTACAGCTGGATGGAAAAATACATTCCCTTATGATAAGCTCATTCAATTACTAGTATGGCAAATTGTTAAACCAGAAAAATCTATGATACTTGGTGGTACATATCGTATTCCAGTATTAGTTAAATTACTTGATAAAAACTTTATCCGTGATTTAAAAATGGATGGTACATTTAATGAGATGTCTTTTGACCGTGAATATGAAAGTAAATGGTCTGGTTCGGTTGAAGATGCTTTCTTTAATTCAGAAGTTTTTGATAGAAATAGAATTTTAAAATAGCCTGAATATGAAGCATCAGGGCGCTCAAGCAAATCTAGTTTTTATATATTATCTGCGGATGTTGGTCGTAAAGGTTGTGATACTGTAGTATGCGTATTTAAGGTAACACCATAGCCGCAAGGCTCTTCCATAAAAACTTTAGTAAATTTATTTACTTTATCAGATGCGCATTTTGAAGATTAGGCTATTAAATTAAAAAGATTATTTTATAAATTTAATGCTCGTAGATTAATAATTGATGCTAATGGTATGGGTATTGGTTTATTAGATTATTTAGTAAAGCCTCAAATTGACCCAGATACTGGCGATACTTTCCCTGATTTTGGTGTTTATAATGATGAAGAAGGATATTATAAAAAATATAGAACAGTAAATTGCGAACAAGATGCTGTTTATCAAATAAAAGCAAATGCTCCTATAAATACTGAAGCTCATGCTAATGCGCGTTCTCAATTATCTTCTGGAAAAGTTAAAATGCTTATAGATGAACGTGTGGCAAAAGTTAAATTAATGGGAACAAAATTAGGTTAGAATATGAAGCCTGAAGAAAGGGCAGAATATTTAAAACCATTTACTTTAACTTCCATATTAAGAGAGGAATTAATGAACCTTCGTGAAGAAAATGAAGGTGTTAATATTATACTTAAATAGGTAAACCGAGGGGTTAGAAAAGATAAATTTTCTGCCTTTGAATATGGTCTATATTATATTAAACAAGAAGAAGATAATAAAAAGAAGAAAAAGAAATTTAATGCTAAAGAGTGGATGTTTTTAAGTTAAGGGGGGAGATAATTGCGGGCATCTCGTGGTGAAATCAAAATAGAAGAAATTTTGACAGAAGCAGAATTACATTTTAAAATGGAATATATTTTTCCAGATTTAAAAAGTCCAAATGGTCGTCCTTTGAGATTTGATTTTGTTGTTTTTGATGATGATGGAAATATTGATTTTATTATTGAATATTAGGGAAAATAGCATTATGAAGCTAGTCAAAAATTTGGTGGTAAAAAAGGTCTTTATCAACAACAATATAATGATAATCAAAAAAGAAGATTTTGTGCTTTACATGATTTTAAATTAATTGAAATCCCTTATACAGATGAACATCTTATTACTTATGATTATTTAATGCATTTAGCAGGATATTAAGTAAAGGAGGTGGAATTTTGGATAATAAAGAATTAACGCGAAATGAACAAATTCATGCTAAAGGTTTTAACATTGATGGCGGATATAGAGATTATGCTTGTATAGATAGTGAGACTGACTTTAAACGTATAAAAGTTGGAGTTAAGCAATTAGATGACGCAGTTTTAAATTTAGGTTCATTAAAATCTTGTTTGCCACCAAACCATAAATTCGCAGATAAAAAATATATCTTTAAAATGATTATGGATAGAAATATAGAAGAATTGAGAAATATATCTAATTTCTATTATAATATGAATGGTATATATGAAAGAGTTTGTAATTATTTCGCTTAGTTATATAGATATGACTGGTATGTTGTTCCAGAAGTAATTGATGATAGTATTAAAGAAGATAAAATATTGAAAGATTTTTCTAAAGTGCTGAATTATTTAGATAATTCATATGTTAGAAAAATTTGTCAAGATATTGCTTTAGAGATTATGAAAAATGGATGTTATTATGGATATCTTGTTCCAAGTTCAGATAGCATTATTCTACAACAATTGCCGATTGAATATTGCCGCTCTCGCTATAGCGTCGCAGGAATGCCAGCCATTGAATTTAATATGAAATTTTTTGATACGTTTAGAGATATGAATTATCGTTTAAAAGTATTAAATTTATTTCCCGATGAATTCAAAAAAGGTTATTTACTTTATAAGCAAGGAAAATTACCCGCTGAAGTGTAGGGAGATAGTAGTGGTGGATGGTATTTATTAGATACAGATAGTGCTGTTAAATTTAATTTTAATGGTAGTGATATTCCTCCATTTGTAAATGCTATTGGGGCTTTATTGGATTTAGATGCTGCTTAGGATTTAGACCGTCGTAAGTAGATGTAGAAATTGTTAAAAATTATTGTTCAAAAACTTCCATTAGATAAAAATGGTGATTTAATTTTTGATGTAGATGAAGCAAGAGATATTCACAATAATGGTGTATAGATGTTAAGACGTGCTGTTGGTGTTGATGTTTTAACAACTTTTACTGATGTTGATTCAATTGATTTATCTGATAAAAATACATCTACAACAACCGATGATTTGGAAAAAGTAGAAAGAGCATTATTTAATGCTTTAGGTATTTCTTAGAATTTATTTAATACTGATGGAAATTTATCATTGGAAAAATCTATTTTAAATGATGAATCAGTAGTGAGAAATCTATTATGTTAGTTTAGTATTTTCTTTGACAAAGTTATTGATAAAAAATATTCAAATGGAAAAAAATATAAATTTAAATTTTATATGTTAGAAACCACTCAATATAATTATAAAGATTTAGCTAAATTATACAAAGAATAGACGCAAATTGGATATTCAAAAATGTTACCGCAAATAGCTTTAGGTCATTCTCAAAGCTTTATTTTAAATTCAGTACATTTTGAAAATGAAGTATTACATTTAAGTGAAATTATGATTCCTCCTCTAATGAGTTCAACTATGAGTAGTGAAGATGTTTTAGGTAATAAAAAATCTACAACTAGTTCCAATTCTAATTCTACTTCTGGAAATGCGGTTGGCCGACCGGAGAAAGCAGATTCAGAAAAAAGTGAAAAGACAATTCAAAATAAAGAGTCAATGAATTAAGGAGGATAATAATGAAACATAAAAGTATTAAATTAGATACAGGAGTTGAATTAATTAATATCACTCCTTTTAATCCATTAATTTCTAAATGTTAGATTAAGGTTTGTTATGTAAGTGATGAACCTAACAGAAATAAAAGTATAATTACTAAAGAAGTTGCTAAATAGATTGCTAATAGTCTTCCAGGCAGTCCTATTGTTGGTTATTATAACGAACACAAAGAAGACTTTGAAGAACATAATAGAATTATTGAAATTTCAAATGGATAGTTTAAAATTAAAGATACAACTAGACCATATGGATTTGTTGATTTAGGAGCAAAAGTATGGTTTCAGAAATTTTTAGATGATGATACCACTGAAAGAGAATATTTAGTAACTGAAGGATGGCTGTGGACTGGTCAATATCCTGAATGCCAACGAGCAATTGATGAAGGAAATAATCATTCTATGGAATTAGATGAAGATTATTTAAATGCTTTTTGGACGAAAGATAGTAATGGAAAACCTTAGTTTTTTATTATAAATGAAGCAATTATTTCAAAACTTTGTATGTTAGGCGAGGATAATGAACCTTGTTTTGAAGGTTCAAATATTACCGCGCCAGATTTAACATTCTCATATGGAGATAATTTTAAAGAACAACTTTTCTCTATGATGAATGAAATAAAAGAATTATTAAATGAAGGAGGAAAAGAAGTGTTTACTAGATACGCTGTAGAAATCGGTGACGCTTTATGGAGCAGTCTTTATAGCTACCTTGAAAAAACATATCCAGATGGACAGTATTGTTCTGTATATCGTATTGAAGGTATTTATGAAGAGAATGGTCAAAAGTTTACTATTCTTCAACATCGTGCTGATTTAAAATATTTCCGTTTAAATTTCTCTTTGGATGAAAGTAATGGATTTGTTCCATCAGACACTTTTGTTGAGGTAACAAAGACTTATACTCCATCTGAACAGCCTCAGTTCGCTTTGGCTGATATTGAAGCTTATGAAGCTGAATATGCCTCAAATCAGAAAAATTCTTCTGAAGAAGAGGACAAAAATGATAAAGATGAAACAAACAATTCTGATAATAATTCAGAAGGTGAAAAAGCACCTGAAGATAATGAAACTTTCGCAAAGAAAGATGATGAAGAGGAAGAAAAATGTCCTAAATGCGGCAAACCTGTAAAGGAATGCGAGTGCGAGGATGAAGAAGAAGAGGATAAGAAAAAGAAATATTCTCTTGAAGAAATTCCTGAATATGTAGAACTTCAAAATACTTATGCTCAATTAAAGAGTGATTATGATGCTCTTGTACTTGAAAAAGAAAATCTTGAAGCGCAAATTAAACCATTATCTGAATTTAAAGCTAATGCTGATAAAAAAGAAAAAGAAGCAATGATTGCTAGTTTCTATATGCTTTCTGATGAAGATAAAGCTGATGTTATTACCAATATTGATACTTATTCTTTGGATGAAATTGAAGCAAAGCTTGCTATTATTTGTGTTCGTAACAAGGTTAGTTTTAATCTTGAAGATGATAAAGGTGTTGAAACACCACCTACAACTTATGACCTAAACAGTGATGATAATAATGATAATGTTCCTGCTTGGGTTAAACGTGCAATGTCTGTTGCAGAAAATATGAAATAATAATAAAAATTTAAAGGAGGACATATATAATGTATTCACCTGGAATGGAAAAATGGTTCAAGAATAATTATGCTAGCCAGGCAAAATACGTTCAGTTTGGTTTTGGTCAGGTTGAACCTAACCATCTTTCTGCTCAACGTACCGGCCAGATTTATGGCCAATTGCCTGCGGCTGCTGATATTGCTATTTTAGAGCAAGGCCAGTTTGTAAAGTATGACTATGCGAAGGGTGTAGTTAATTTTGAGGGTGCTGGCGAATGGATGCTCGTTTATAATGAAATTAAGTTATATCGTGAAAATCAGGCAGATTGCGAATTCGCAATGTTAAAAGATAATTATCAGGCTCGTGTTTATAGCCCATTTGGTTACGGTCTTGATAAGGACGGCAATCAGGCTCCTGATATTGTCTGGGACAAACAGTCTCGTTATTATAATGGTGTTGATGCTGAAGGTAATGACTCCATTACTCTTAATGATAAGACTTATAAGTTTGATGATGTAACTGCTGATGGTACCACTATTACTGCTGCTGATGGTACTGAAAAGCATATTTCTGCTGACCCTTATGAGATGAATCTCACTAGTGACCCTTATCATATTGAAGGTCCTTATAAGGAAGCTATGATGCCCGAAGGCACCACAATGGTTCCTCGCGTATTTAAGACTAATGTTGGTGATATTTTCACTACTAACACTGTAAATGCTGACACTCTTGCTGTTGGTGATATTCTTACTCCTGGTGCTAAGGGTATCCTTGAGGTTGGCGAAGGCGATATGAAGTGGCAGGTTGTTAAAGTTTATACAATGCCTGATAGACAGCAAGGCGTTAAGATTATGCGTATTGCGTAAGAAAGGAGTGAAGAATAATGGCTTTAGATAGACAAAATTTAGTTGATTTGATGAAGCAGGTAGCAAAAGCTGACCCTTCCGCTCCTACTGCTTATGCGTATGGTGATAAGACTCTTAGCTATGATGCTTTAAATGAAACTTTGCGTCAAGAATTAAATGAACTTGCTGGTTCATATTCTGACTATCGTGAAAATAAAAATCTTATTTTCGCAGTAATTGAAGAAACTCTTGATGAAGTTCTTCCTAAGAAGGTTGAACAGAAATATGAGCAGTTTGCTGAAGTTAAGCAGTTTGCTCAAGGTGATAAGCCTGCGTTTCGCCGCAAGGTTGGTTCCAGCAAACGTGCTAAGCAGTTTATTACTCGTGTTGGTTTAAATGGTATTTATGAAGTATTTAAGCTTGCTCCTAATACCGATGAAGTAATTGAAGTTCGTACTTCTGCTGTCGGTGGAGCTGCTCAAATCGGATTTGAGGAGTTCCTTGATGGTCGTGTAGACTTCGCAGAAGTTACTCGCATCGTTATGGAGGGTATTGATGAACTTATTTATAAGGAAATCGCGCATGCTCTTAAAGCTTCTGTAAATCAGTTACCACCAGCAAATAGAGTTGCTGCTCCTGGCTTTGATGAGGCTGCTTTTGACAAACTTCTTACTATTGCTAATGCTTATGGTACACCTACTATTTATTGTACTTATGAATTTGCTGTTCAGATGATTCCATAGGAAGCTTGGAGATATACTGAGGCAATGAAGACTGAGCTTTGGAATACTGGTCGTCTCGCTTCTTATAAGGGACATAAGGTAGTTATTCTTGAGCAAGGCTTTGAGGATGAAACTAATAGTCGCAAAGTTATTGACCCAGGTTATGTATGGATTATTCCTGCTGGCGCTGATAGCAAGCCTGTAAAGGTTGCTTTTGAAGGTCAGACTCTTGTTGATGAATAGGTTAATAAGGACCGTTCTCGTGAAATTCAGGTTTATAAGAAGGTTGGCGTTGTTGCTATGTTGGCAAATAAC